GGTCTGATAACTTTGGGAGGGCATGGGGGGGCCGTGGTGGGCATTAAAAAGGGGGCCAATTAATGGGCCTTCCGGGCCTGGTCCATGCCGGCCCATTGCATTTGAATCTGCCGGGCCTCTGCCGGGGATCCGCCGGCCGCCGCCAGGCTGCCGAGGTATTTTTTCCGGGCCGTGGGATCCCCAGCTGCGGCCGGGCCGGCCAGGGTTTCCATTTCCGCCTGAGCCTGGCGCACGTCCAGCATTTCGGCCGTAATGTCCACCGTCGGCCGGCCAGAATCGGGCCAGACAATGAGGGCCACGGCGGCGGCAAAGCCGGCCGCGCAGGCCAACCAGTGGCGGGTGGAAAAAGTGGTGGGAATCATGGCCTTTTTTTACCGGTGAAAGGGGACGTGGAACCGGTCCCCACGGGGCCATTTTTAGGGGGGGCAGAAAAGGGCGAACTGCGCTCATCTAAGCCGGAATTCTGGACCTTTGCCCGGTGGGTAAAAACACGGTCCGGCACGGTTTCCGCGTTGGGGGAAAGGGGGACGCCCATTTTCTGGAGAGTGGCCGCCAGGGCCTCCCGGATGAATTCGGACCGGCCACGCCGCCCCCGTGCGCTATCCATGGCCTCCAATAATTCGGGGTCCAGCTTAAACGCTATCAGGGAGAGGCCATCACGGGGGGATTTCACAAGCCCGCAGGTATAACATTCACAGAAAAAAGCAAATAAATATTGACGGCATGTTATACTTGGTATAACCAAGTTAAACCATGAACTCGACAAAACCCCCCTCCACCCGGAAGGCCACTGGCCTTGTGGCCGTCTGGATCCCCACCGAAACCATCGCCCGCCTGGACGTGGCCGTGCGCATGCTGGATCTGGACCGGTCCAAAGTAATTCGCCGCGCCCTGCGGGAACATCTGGCCCGCCTCCAATCACCCGCGCCAACGGTATAACCCAGTCATACCATGCGCGAAATCACCACCACCACCACCCTGGCCGCCGCCCCTACTTTGGAAACGTGTCTGGCCGGGATCCGCGCCCAGTCTGGCCATGCCCTGCGGGGCATTCTGGGCATGGGCCAGCACCTGGTCCAGGCCCAGGCCATTTTCACCCTGCCGGCCGGCCAGCGTGGGCAGGGCCGGAAATCAAGTGCAACCGTTGCACTTGATTCTGGGAATGAAGGTTTCGACCAGTGGATGGCCGAAAATGTCCTGCCCCTGGGCATTTCCCGCCGCACGGCCTACAACTATATGGCGGCCGCCGGCCGCATGGGCCTGGGGCCTGGCAGCACGGACGCCGACCTGGCCGCCCTGGATCTGGTCGGCCGGAAGGCAACCGACCTTTACAAGCTGGACGGCCCCAAGGGGACCCCGGAAAAAGCCCCCCAGATTTCCGCCCAGGCTGCGGCCTGCCAGCTATGGCTGCCCCTCTGGGACCAGCTGGCCGACGCGGCCAGCCCCACGGCCCCCACGGCCACGGCCTTGTGGCACCTGCCCCTGGTTTCTGCGGATCCCACGCAGCCCAGCCTGGCCGGCATGGAAACCAAACTGCGGGGCAGTCTGGACCTGATTAAAGAAATCCGCGCCGCCCGCGCCGCCAAATAATTTTCCACCGTTTCCCGCCATGCTTTCCATCCTTACCACCACCCCCGACCAGGCCCCCGGCCTGCAAATGCTGCCCGCCGCCGAACCTGCTAAAATCATCCCCATGGGTGATAATGCAGACTGGCACCGGGTGGCCCCCAAGGCCCGGGCCGAAGTGCTGGCCCTGATCCCGCATCTGGAAGGCATCCACGCCGCCGGCCACGGCACCAGGGCGGCCGCCGTGGCCCGGGTGGCGGCCATCGTGGGGCAGTCGGTCCCCACCATCCGGCGGAAATATGACAAATGGCTGGCCGAGGGGTGGCAGGGACTGGTCAACCGGGCGAAATCCCCCAACACCTCCCAGCTGCCCGAGGCATTCCTTCAATTCTGGCTGGGCATGGTGGAAAGTTTCCAACGGGACCGCACCCGCAAAAAGGCCTGGCGCAGTTTACAGCTGCGCCTGGCAGCATGGGAAAAGGGGGACACGGCCATGGCAATCCCTGGCTATTCCACCCCGCCGAAACGCACCCTGGCCACCGGCCTGCCGGCAGCCTGGTCCTATAAGACACTTTCCCGCCACAAGCCCAGCAATTACCAGCTGGCCCTGCGCCACCAGGGAACCAAGGCCGCTAGCAATTATCTGCCATCCATCCGCGCCAGCCGGGTGGGGGTCCTGCCTGGGGAAATCATCTTTTTTGACGACGAACAGGTGGACGTTTACGTGAACTTCCTGGGCATCAATCAGCAGGCCACCCGCCCCCAGGCATTCCATGCCCTGGACTATGCCAGTGCGCACAATATTTGCAGGGGATACCAGCCCACCATTTTGGATGCCGGCACCGGCATTAAAAGGGGCCTGACGCAGGCCACTTTCGAGTGGTTTGTCATTCACCTGCTGACCAATTTTGGGTATCGCAAAACGGGCACCACCCTGGTCTGGGAACACGGCACGGCCAGCGGGTCCAAAGCATTTGAGGAAAGACTGCATTTCCTGACAAAAGGGGCCGTCACCATTGACCGGTCCGGCCGCTTTGGGGATCCTGCTTTTAAGGGAATGCTTTACCCCGGCCAACGCACGGGAAATTTCAGATACAAGGCCCCCCTGGAATCCAGCTTTTCCATCCACCGCACGGAGTTTTCCGCCCTCCCTGGTGCCACGGGCATTAATCGGGACCACGCCCCCGAGGAAAACGAGGGCATTCTGCGGGCCAATAAATTTTACCTAAAGGCCATGGAGGCCCTGCCCTTTGAACGCCAGCAACTCATGGCCCTGCCCGTCATGCCCTGGGGCCAATTCGTCACCCTGGCCAATGAGATTATTGGAGGCCTGGAGGACCGCACCGACCACGAACTGACGCAATGGGAGGACTGCGGAAATCTCGTTTCTGAATTCACCCTGGACGGGTCCAGCTGGTGGGGGCAGGAAAAGCTGGCCGAAATGCCCACCGAGGCCCGCGCCGCCGTGTCCGCCTTTGTCCAGCAACCTGGATTTTCCCGGATCCGCCGCCGCAGCCGGCGGGAAGCATGGCAGGCCGGGGCCGGGGACCTGGTGCGCCTGGCCCCCCGGGATTGTGTGGCCCTCATGGGCATGGAATCGGCCATTGAAAGGACGGTTTCGGACCGCCTGGAAATCCTATTTGAGGACCGCACCATTTCCGCCGACCCCATGGTTTACCTGGCCAGCGTCAAGAATGAACACGGCCACCGGATCCAGTTAAAACGTGGGGAAAAATACCTTTGCTTTCTCAATCCCCAGGACCCTTCCCGCGTCCAGGTCTGCGAGGGCCACGGGGCCAGACGGGGGGCATGGATCGGTGAGGCCCCGGCCTTTGTCACCCCGTCCAGAAAAGACGTGGACGCGCTGATGATGAATTACGGCCGCGCCGTGGCTGCCACCACCCCCGAACGCATGGACGTGGAACGCCGCGCCGCCGGGGAAGTCCACCGCCGGACCAGTGACGCCGCCTGGAATGCCCGCCTCCTGAATTCCGCCCCCCTGACCCCCACCGAACACGCAGCCCAGGCCGCCAAATCCGGGGCCGCCGCCCTGGCGGAAATGGCCCTGGCCGCAGCCCCCGCCGAGGCCCTGCCGGCCCCGGCCGAATTCGACCCCTTTTCCGGTGAGTAACCGGCAAACCAAAAACCACAAACTCCAATAACCACGACCATGATTGAATCACCCCGCATCTACAATGACAAAAACGGCAGACCCGCCGTGATGGCCACCTTTGACGGCATCGGCCCCGCCGCCGCCCTGGCCCTGCGCCCCAAGGCCCGCCTGGACCTGGTGGGCCAACTCTCCCGCCTCCTGGCCCACGCCGGCCCCGACGGGGTGCCCGAGTGGTCCCGCAACCGGGTGGCCAAGGCCCTGGGGCAAAATACCGCCTACGTGTCCCTTTACGCCCGCCAGGGGGACGCCGCCCCCCCGGATTTCCCCGGATCCATTGGCGCATTTGAAAGCAAGCTGGAAGATTTTCTTAAGACTCTGGCCACCCGCAAAGTGGCCGACGATGCCAGCTTTGAAACGTCGGTTTCCCGCAGCCTGGACCGGTTTATTTCCGCCGTGAAATCCGTCAAGGGAATTGGAGTTTTCCACGGCCAGGCCGGCCTGGGCAAAACGGAAGGGATCGCACGTTACAAGGCGGCCAATCCCCTGGCCATCACTCTGGCCATTTTCGCCTGGTCCGGCGGCCGGGACGCCGTGCTGAATTCCATTTTCCAGCAAATGGAAACCCGCAGTTTCAACCGCCGCACCGATACCAAGGCCGACTGGATCTGCGCCCGCTTGCAGGACCGTGCCGGGGTCCTGGTAATTGACAACGCGCACAAGATGACCGTCGGGGCCTTTTCCCTCCTTTTTGATCTGCATGACCGGACCGGGTGCCCCATTGTCCTGGTGGGAAATCCCGCCATGATTATGAAGCTGCGGACCGATGACCAGCTTTTTTCCCGCGTCGGCCTGCGCCGGGAGGCCAAATACAAGCCCGACGACCTGCGCACGGCCGTGGACGCCATGCTGGCCCGGGAGGCCCCGGCCCACGCCGGCCAGCTGCGCCAGCTGGCCCGCCAGGTGGCAGCCGAACGTGGCCACCTGCGCAGCCTCAAACACCACCTGCGGGTGGCCGCCGATTTCCACCAGGCCCCGGCCCTGGCCGACAAGCCCATGGCCGCAGCCTTTAAGGCCGCTCATGAATCGCTGATTCATGAAGGCTATGCGCTGGCCGACACCGCCGAATAACCACCCCCAGCACCCACGACAATGAAACGCACCATTCCACTTGTAAACGACGGCCTGCAAATTGCCGAACTGGTCCTGCTGGGCGGGTCCGGTGACGGACAGGAACTCCCCCGCCGGCCTGACGGCGGGTGGCCGCCGGCCATCCATTCCACCACCGGGGAAATCTGGGCACCCGTCCACCCTGCGCAAGTGTCCCAGCGGGGCCTGCGCATTTACAAAATCACCGGCCCCGAGGCCGCCACCGAAAACCAATAACCACCCAATACCATGGCCAAACCATACAAACCGATTACTGATAAAATCCGCCACCAGGTAATGACCTGGCTGGCCCGCCGCCCCGTTATAGGATGCACCCGCGCCGCCCGCGAAGTAGGAGAGCAGACCGGGGTCCTGCGCTACTGGGCCGGCCGCATGCAGGTGGCCGTCCCCAGCCTGGCCCGGGACCGCCACGCCGTGGCCCCCATTGCCTACCCCACGCCCGACCAGCAGGCCGCCGTCCACCAGTGGATGGTGGACCGGGAACGGGTCGGGGCCTACGCCGCCGCCACCAAGGTGCGGCAGCCCAAGGAATTACTGGGCCGCTGGGCCATTCTCATGGGCCTGGTGCCGGCCAACCTAAGCGCAATTGCAAGCCGAAAGGGGGCCGCAGTATGAGCACCGCCACCCGTTACCCCCTGGCCCAGGCCCAGGCCGTGGCCGGCCGCCTCCTGGCCGTCCTGGCCCAGCACTGCGGACCCGTGAATGGCCCCACCGACGACACCCCCACCATGCCCGGCCTCATGGTCTGCGGATCCATCCGCCGAGGCCTGGAAATGGTCGGGGACGTGGACATGGTTTATTGCCCACGGATCGGTGAGGCCTGCCCCCCTGGGGAACTCCTGCCCATGCCCGGCCAGAATCTAATGGCCGCCGCCCTCGATCACCTGGTGAGGGACGGGATCCTGGCCTGGCGCACCGGTAAAAAGGGCACCCCGGCCAATGGCCCATGGATTCACTACATGGTGGACCGGGGCACCGGCATTCCCGTGGATTTTTTCCGGGCCACGCCGGCCAGTTTCTGGTCCCTGGTCCTGTGCCGAACTGGCCCCCTGGCCCACAATATCCACCTGGCCCAGCGTGCCCAGGAAAAGGGCATGAAGTGGTCCCCGTCCAGGGACCAGCCGGGATTCCTGAATGGCTGGCAGAAAATCCAAATTATGGACGAACCCCACGCCTTTGAAACCCTGGGCCTGCCCTACCTGGACCCCGCCGAACGCTTCTAAAATTCACCCAAAAAACACCACGAAAAAAATGAAACCCACCACCCAACTGACCCTTTTTCTCTGTGCCTGCATAGGCCTGGGAATGGCCATTATCCTCTGCGCCATCCATTACATTTGCGACACCCTGACCACCACCAAGGGCCTGCTGTCCATGCTTCTGGGCCTGGCCTGCTATGTGCCGGCCATCTGGCTGGTTTCCGCCGCCGCCCAGGGCCTGGACAGCATCCCCACCCGCCAGAGGCAGGAAATCCTGGAACGGATCCAGGCCGAGGCCCTGGCCCGCCGCCGCCGCCGATTCTAACCACCCACCCACCACCGCCATGTCACCCGAACAAAACCGCCGATATTGGGCCGAATTCAACGCCGCCGCCAAGGTGCTGCAATCCCACGGATATTCCACCGCCGAATGTGAGGACTGGAGGGCCGAAACCACGCTAAAAGCCTGCGGCCGCGCCGTGTCCTCCCGGGACCTGACCAACCGGGACCTGGACATGATGCTGGCCCACTTCCGGGCCGTCACCGATCCCGACGACCTCGACGGCCAGCTGCGCCAGGAGGCCGCCGAACGCGCCCGCTTGATCCGGGGAATTGAAAAGGATTCACTGGGGGACGCCTGGCTGCGGGCCGTCCTGGTGGACATTTACGGCCTCATGGAACCCGGGGCCTGGCGCACCCTGCCGCCGGCCGAACTCCTGAAACTCCGCCGCCGCTGCGCCAACGCCCGCCGCCGCACCGTCCCCCGCGCCCTGTCCGAATCCGCCGCCGCCGAATTCCGCAGCCACTTGGAATAATGCACTACGAACACGAAAAATTTTTGGCTGCCGACGCAGCCGAAACCCAAAACCAAAACCAAAACACCGCCACCACCACCATGCCCACCGAAACCGACAACGCCACCCAGTCCAAAGTCCACCCACCTACCGCCGCCATTGATCTGATTTCCAACCTGGCGGAAAAATTCGCCACTGCCCACGCCGCCCTGGCCGAAAGAGTAGGCGAGGCCCACGAACTCATGGAAATGGTGCGCCGCCAGCACCTGCGCCCCCTCACCAAGGCCGTGGCCAAAGCCCAGGAGGCCCGGGCCAACCTGCTGGCCATGGTGGAATCCATGCCCCACCTTTTCGTGAAACCCCGCACCCTGGTAATTCATGGGATCCGCTGCGGTTTCAAAAAGGGCCAGGACAAGCTGGAAGTCACCAACGTGGCCGACACCATCCAGATTATCCGCACCCACCTGCCGGACCTGGCCCCCGCCCTGGTCCGCCAGCCGGCCCCCGAACTGGCCAAGGCCGCCCTGGGCACCCTCACCGACGCCCAGCTGGCCCAGATTGGCGTCACCGTGGTGCCCGGGAAGGACGAAACCGTGGCCGTGTCCACCACCACCAACGTGGACCGCCTGGTGGCCGCCCTCCTGGCAGATCCCACCGAAACCCCCGAGGGATAAACCCCCACCCACCCGCCACCGGATCCCGCCACCATGAAAATTGAAAACCCCGAGCAACTGCTACTTTTTCACCCCACCGTGGTGCCGACTGGCCGCGCCGACGGGGCCGTGCTTTTCATTCCCGGCAAGGCCATTCTGGTGGACCAAATGCTGACCGTTTCCCAGGTGGCCGAAATGACGGGGTATTCCCCCCGCCACGTCCGCCACCTGGCCCCGGCCCTGGGTGCCCGCCAGCTGGGGCCACGGTGCAAGCTGCGATTTCCCGCCCGGGAAATCCATAATTTCATTAAACTGGGGGCCAGATAAAGGCCCCTTAATCCACCCAAAAAACACCCGTAAAAACCATGTCCATTTTCAGAAAAAAAACCACCACCCCGGCCCCCACCAAGGCCCCCGCCTCCACTTACGAAACCCTGGCCCGCGCCACCTGGGACCAAGGAAAAAACCTGGGGGCCACCCACCAGGAAATTTTGGCCACCTGCGCCATTCTCCTGCGCACCGTATGCTCCCAGGCCGGTATTTCCCCGTCGGATGCCCTTAACCAGCTGCGGGGCATGGTCAAGGCCACCGCCGCCGCCAAGTCCACCCCCGCCCCAGCCTCCAAACGCCCCAGCACCAATGGCCTTTGAAATAATCACCCCCGCCGCCGTCCATGAATGGATGGCCGCCCACCGCCACCAGCCCGAGGGAAACATTGCCCTCTGCTACGAGGCCCTGGCCCTGCGTTTCCAGCTGGATCTGCCGGCCATGATCGCAGAGGCCACCCGCCTGGCCGTGGGCCTGCGCCTGACCCCCAACCAGACACTTTCCACCGCCTACGGACTGGTGAAAGAGGCCTTGCATACTGCCATAAACAAAATCACCCCGGCCCCCGTGCCATTTCCACGCATCCCATGAAAACCACCCATCCAAAAATTCTCGCCACTATTAAAAACGTCTCTCCGTCCATGGCCCGGGAATGGCTGGCGTCGATGGGGAGGAACCGCACAGTAAAGCAATCATCGGTGGCTATGTATGCCAACGACATGGTAAACGGGAATTGGAAACTCTCCCCGCAGGGCATCGCGTTCGATGCCGAGGGCCGACTTTTTGACGGGCAGCACCGGCTCCATGCCGTCCGTCGGGCAGGGGTGACGGTGCCTATGCTGGTGCTACAAGGATTTCCCGTGGAGCAGGGCAAGGTCAAAACCATGGACATTGTGGATTGCGGTGCGCTGCGGTCCCTTCCAGACCGGCTTAAACTCATGGGATGTTATGCAGGCAACCCGAACTTAATATGCTCAACCGCCCGCGCTCTGGCCATTTTTGTGATGCACGGATCCAGGGCAGCGCGTCGCATTTCCCTTTCCACCACGATGGACATCATCGCCATCTGGAATTCGGAACTGGCTTACATTATGCCCGTCCTCGACAAAGCGAATTTCAAGCCGTCCCGCAATGCCCCAGTCGCCGCCGCATTCATACTTTCCGCCGCCGTCAACCCATCCCTTACGCGGGAATACTTGGGACGACTGACTAGTGGTGCAAACCTGGAGGCAGCGAGTGCCCTGTTGGAACTGCGCAATGCCCTGACCAACGGGACGGCCGCCGCAGGCCCGTCGCGCACAGGCCTCTGCATCACCGCAATCCTCTGCCAGCAGCAATCCGTCCCCGGGGCCAAGATCTACAAAGCCGCCAACCAAGAAAAAGCAGAAACTTATGTAAGGGAAAAGCAATCGTCCAAAATCAAGGAACTAACGGACCTGTTCCTGGTCAAAACAGGCAACGAACCTTCCACGAAATAAAGCCCCCCCTCAACAAAAACACCCCGGCCGCCCCGGATTTAGTGGCCGCCCAGTAAACAAAAATCCCGCCTGGCCGTAATAGCCTAGAAACCAATCCCCAAGGGGGCCGCAGAAAATGCGGTCCTCTTTTTTGTGTGGTTTTATGCACGGCGGAAACGCACCGGCGGCCCGGTCACCCCCGCCGAAACCATAACCACCCAGACCTATGAATTTCCTCACCGTCCGGCCTTGCCTTTTCGCAGCATTCATGGCCGTTGCCTGCTCATCTTGTAGCAGCACGTCCACGCCTTTTGGCACTACCATGCGGGTGGGGTCGGACGTGCGGGGAATGGTTTCCGCCAGAGGGGCCAGCATCACGGCCGCCGACGGGACCAGCATCCAGGCCGACCAGATTCTAATCGTGGATTCTGAGAATAATTCCCAGGCCTTTGGGTCGGCCATGTCCCTGGGGCAGACCATCACCCGGTGGACGCAAGGGGCCAGCATTCTGAAATCGGGATTTTCCGCAGCCTCCCAGGCCTACAAGGCCAACCAACTGACCGCCCGCCTGCGCACCAAATCCCAGGCCGGCACCGACCAGGCCCGCATTGCCGCCGAGGCCGCCGCCGCGCAGCCGCCCGCCGAGGCCCTGCCGGCCGCCGTGGTCCCCGCCCCCTGATCTGTCCGCCCTCACCCATAACCACCCACGCCCATGAGCTTTTTCCGCCGGTTTCTCCCATTCCTTTTTGCCGGGTCCGCCCTGGCCCCCGCCACCTTCACCAAGGCCGCGCCCACCCCCAGCCTGGACGGCACCGGCCTGGGAGGGTGGAACCCGAACCCGCCCAGCCCCCGCCATATGGCCACCGGCATTCCCTACCACGGCACCAGCCCGAACCAACGGCAACGCCGCAAGGCCCGCCGCCGTGCGCATGCCAGTGGAGTGCGCCACGCCTTTGCCTGATTTCCCCTCCACCACCCACCCGCCGATCCCATGCAAACGAAAACCATTTTCAAATCGAAAACCGCCCTGGCCGCTGCCCTCACTGCCGTGGTCGGTGCCCTGGGCACCTGGAACGAACCCGCCACCGCCTTTCTGGCCTCCCATGCCGGTGCCATTCTCATGACCGTGGCCGCCATAAACGTGGCCCTGCGGTTTATCACGAAAGGCCGCGTCACCCTGACCGGATCCTGACCCCCCAAGAAATTCCCCCCAGTGCCCCACCGCCCGCCCCTCCTTCCCACCGCCCTGGCCTGCGCCTCCCTGCTCTGCGCAGGCTGCGCAGGCCAGTGGAAGGAGGCCCGCCGGATCCTGCGGGGGGACGCACCGCACCCCGCCACCCAGACCACCGCCGCCTTTGTCCGCCCGCCGGCCGCCGCCCCCACCCCCCTGGAACGGCAGGCCTATGACGAGGACACCGCCTTTCACCTTTTCCAGCAACTCGTCACCCACTGACCCCCACCCCCGCCATGTTTAAATTCCTCATTTCCAAAATCGCCCAGTATCTGGCCGGCATCACCAAGGCCGATTTTTTGCAGCTGGTCCAGCTGGTCCAGCAATACGAAGGCATGCCCCAGATTTCCGGCAGCACCAAGGCCGGCCACGTGGGCGAATGGATCGCCCGCACCTGGGGCAACCTGCCCCTCTGGGTCCAGGACACCCTGCGGCAGCTGGCCCTGGCATGGATCCGGGGCAGCCTGCAAAAATAGTTTCCCCCACCACGCCGCCGCCACCCGTCCCCATGAACGCCGAACAGCTAAAAGAAACCTGCCAGTTTATTCTGAATGCAGAGGCCCGCCGGGACGGCAACGGCCACCTGGTGGTTTACAAGCTGCCGGCCGGGGACGGTGGCGGCCGCTATGAAGTGGCCGGCATTAATGAAAAATACGACAACGCCGTGGTCAACCAGCTGGTGGTCCTGCTGAATAAAAAATTGCCCACCGCCGCCGAGGAATTGGCCCTGGCCTACTATGCCACCAACACGGCCGCCGCCGCCCTCTGGACCAGCTGCCCGGCCATAGAGGCCTGGCTGCGGGATGCCGTGTTTAATCGCGGCCGCGCCGGGGCCGCCCGGTGCTTGCAGATTGCCCTGGGCCTTCACGTGGACGGCCAGGTGGGACCCCGCACCCTGGCCGCCGTGAAGGATGCCGAACAGGATCCGCGCCGCCTGCTGCGCGAACTCCACGCCGCCGCCGAAACTTACGAGCGCAGGATTGCCCCACCGGTGGGCAAACGCGCCAAATTCTGGCGGGGCCTGGTCAACCGATGGAATGCCCGCCTGGAATTTTGCCTTTCCCTCCTGCCCTCCTGATCCCATGCCCCGCCCCCTTTTCCTTTCAGAAATCCCCGGTGCCCCGCCGCCGGCCGTGGGGGAATGGTTGTCCATCCTTTTTTTCCTGGTCGGGGGTGCCCTGGCCGTCATTAAACTGGTGGCCCATTTTAAAGGCCCTGCCGAAATGCGCCTGCCCCAGCCCATGACGGTGAAGGCCGCCACCAACCTGGTGGAACGTCGGGAACTGGAGGCCCTGCGGGCCGAAGTCCACGAAATCCGCACCGGCATGAGTCAAGTTAAGGATGAAATCCACCGGGTGGAAACGTCCCTAATGAAGGCCGGGGCCGAACGTGCCGACGCCATCCACGCCCGCCTGGGCCAGATCATCATGGCCCTCCCCATGCGCATCCCTAAATAATTTTCCCCCATGCTTTCCATCGCTGACCAACTCCTGCGGATCCTATCCCGCCTTTACCCCGGCGGCCTCACCACCACCGTGGCGCAAGTGGAATATTCCATCACCGTGGGCACCGTGGGCAACCAGGAATTTGCCACGGCCGTGGCCCAGCTGCGGGACGCCGGCATGGTGACGGCCAAGCGGGACACCCTGACCGGGGACCAAATGCTGACCATCACCGCCAGGGGGAAAAAACGTGTCCAGGGAGGGGGCCGGTAAAGTCATGGCCCAGAAACCCCGCAGTGATTCGCTCTATGCGAAACTGACCCCCGCCCAGCGGGAGGACGTGCTTTTCATGCTCCTGGTGGAAGGCCAAAGCCTGGAGGCCGTGGGCGGCCATTTGCATGATCTGGGCATTCATACCAGTGCCGGGGCATTGTCCAACCTGCTGGGCCGGCACGGCCTGACCTGGAGAGTGCAACGCGCCACCGGCACCGCCGCCGAACTGAAAAAATTAAAGCTGGGCAACGTCACCAGGGCCGCCCGCCAGGGACTGGCAAAGCAAATTTACGAGGCCAGTTTTCGGGACCTGTCCGTGCGGGAAATGATGTTACTCGCCCGGGCCGACCTGGACGAAAGAAAGCTGGAAGTGAAACAAAAGGAACTGGCCCTGGCCACGGATCGTTTCCAGTGGGACGCCGCCGGCCGCGTGCTAAAGGCCGCCAAGGAACACCCGCAACTTTTGCGGGATCTGGCCGGCAATACGAAACTTACCGACGACCAACGGGTGGCCCAGCTGGTGCTGGCCCTCTGGGGACCGCCAGACGCAGAAAGGAGGGCAGAGGCATGAAACAGGTTCTTTTGTGGTTATTGGTGCCCGTTGCCGTGCTCCTGCTTTCCTTCCTGGGCCTGGCCCCGGCCCTGCTGGCCTGCGGCCTGCTGGGGGTGGCCATCCCTGCGCCGCGCATCCAGCTGCGCGGTTATCAAATGCCCGTGTTCAATGATATGGAGAGCAAGGTCCTGGTGGTGGACTGGTCCCGCCAGATTGGCAAAAGTTTCACCATGGCCAACTGGGCCGTGCGCCGGATCCTGACGCAGCTGGCAAAGCCGGAAACGTCCGAATGGCTGGTTGTAGTGCTGTCCAACTCCAAAGACAACGGCCAGGAATTCGCCATGAAGGCCGCCGAAGTCTGCCGGAAGATGGGCCAGGCCGTGGTCCAGGAATTCCCCGAGGATCTGGACACCGTGAAATTTGAGGACATGAAATTTCAGATTCGCATCACGGTGGGCGGGAAACTGGGCCGCATCCTGGTCCTGGCCGCATCCCCCCGCACCGCCCGGGGATTTTCCGGGGATCTGATCCTGGATGAATTCGCTTTCCATGAAGATGACCGGGCCATTTGGGAGGCCGCCGAACCGATCATTTCCGCCAACCCGGATTTTCTGTGCCGCATTTGCAGCACCCGCAACGGCACGAAAAAACTGTTCCACGGTTTCGCCACAAATGGGGAATTCCCTGTTAATCGGGTCCGCCGGTCCGACGCCTGGGCCGCCGGTGAAATCAAAATTGCCAGCCTAAAACGCCCCGGCACCCTGCTGACGCCGGCCGAGGCCGAGGCCGAGGCCGTCGATAGAAAAGCCTACCGCCAGAACTACGAATGTGAATCATCCGACGAACTGGGCAGCGTGCTTTCGTGGGAGGCCATCCAGGCCGCCGAGCACCAGCTGCCGTTTGCCATTGACGAACAAGCCTGGACGCAGGCCACCCTGGCCCGCCTTTACAGGCTGCCCGGCAGCCAGGAACTTTTTGCTGGCTGCGACGTGGCCCGGGTGGGGGATTTCACGTGCGTGGTGGTCTATGCTATCGGCCCGGACAAACGCCGGCACGTGGTGGCCATCCTGAAAATGCGGGGCATGCGACTGCCCGCCCAGCAGGCCCAGATTGACCGAATCATGGATTTCCCGAACATGGTCCGCATTGCCTACGATGCCACCGGCCTGGGCCTGGGCCTTTACGAATACGCCCAGGAAAAGCACGGGGCCAAAGTCATGGGCATTAATTTTTCCACCCGCGTGCCCATAGAGGCCCGGCCCGAACTGCTGACCGACGGCCGCCGGGCCGTCACCGCCGCCATTACCGAAATCATGGCCCTGGATCTATCCACCCTTTTCGATGACGGCATGATTTCCATCCCTTATGACCGCTGGCTGCGGGAGGACCTGCGGAAACCCGAACGTGTCACCACGGCCACCGGCCGCGTGACCATCGCCGCCACCCGTGACGCCGCCGGCCACGCTGACGGATTTTGGGCCATGGCCCTGGCCGAACATGCCCACCGATCCGCGCCCGCCGATTCCTGGACCGCCCAGGATGCCGAGGACACGATACTGGGCGGCCAGTCCATTTCCCCCGTGCCATTTATCCGGTTTCACCAGTCCGCCCAAATTTGCCCGCAGAGGCCCGCCGAGGCCCCCCGCCCCCTGTCTCGTTTCGCGGGAGGGGTGGCCACGGCCTTACGCGAGCGTTTAAGGGCCATTAAACGCCTGCCCTGTTTCATTCTCCCCGCCCCTCTGCGCCAAACCGCCCGCTTTCCCCTCCTTTCAGCATGACTGACGCCCCAAATTATCAGGATCCCCTGCTGACCAGCAGCACCGCCGCCCGGCCGGAAGATAGATGGGCGGAGGACATGCGCCGCCGCCTCCTTCCCAACGAAGTGGAAACCATTCTAGTGTCCGCCATGCAGGGGGACCTGCGGGACCAGTCCCGCCTATTTGAAATCATGGCCGACACCTGGCCCAGATTGCAGCACAACCTGCGCACCATCCGGGATGCTGCCGCCTCCGCCCCCTTTGCCGTCCACGCCGCCAGCTACGCCGGGGCCAAACCGGACCCCGCCCAGGAGGCCGCCGCCTCCCTGTTGGAACGCGCCATGTATGGCCTGAAACCCGACGCCCGCCGCCTGGAAGTGGGATTTGAAAAAGCCTGCTCTGCCATTGCCGAAAGCACGGCCACCGGCCACGCCGTGGTGGAAATCCTCTGGCACCGCACCCAGGACCAGGCCCTGCTGCCCCGCGCCTTCCGGGCCGTTTCCGCCGGGTGGTATTCCTACCCCTACGGCATCACGTCGGACATGGAGGACCCCACGGACCGCCTGCAACTGCGCCCAGGGGGACCCCGCACCAGGGCCCTGGAAGATTTCCCCGCCAACAAGTTTCTGGTTTCCATCCAACCAGGCCACGCCGGCCACCCGGCCGTTTCCGCCACCCTGCGCAGCCTGGCCAAATACTGGGTGGCCGCAGTTTTCGGCCTGGAATGGATGATGTCGCACGCCCAGCTTTTTAATATCCCCTTCCGGTGGGCCAATTACCCCAAGGGGGATAAAACCGCCCGGGACGCCGTGGCCGGCATGCTGGCCAATATCGGGACCGCAGGCTGGGCCGCCTTCCCCGAGGGGGTGAAAATGCAGTTTTTGGAGGCCCAGAAATCCGCCGGGGATCTGCCCGCCAAACTCCTGGGCGACATTGCCGACGCCGCTTGTGATATTCTCCTGCTGGGCCAAACCCTGACCAGTGACGCCGGGGACGGTGGGGGATCCTATGCCCTGGGGGCCGTCCACCGATCCGTCCGTTCCCAGCGACTGGAAAGCATTTGCCGGGAAGTGGCCGTCGTCCTGACCGAACAACTCGTGCCCGCCGTCCTGCACCTGAATCTGGGCACCGTGCCCGAACTCTGCCCGGAAATCCGGGTGGACATGCCCGAAACAAAGGACGCCAAAAGCGAGGCCGAACGGGACCGCATTCTGCTATCCATGGGCATGCCCCTGCCCGAGGCCTGGCTCTATGAACGGCACGGGGTGCCGCTGCCGGATGCCGCCGAACCGTCCCTGGGATTCAAATTCACCGCCCCCCCACCGCCGCCGCAGGCCCCGGGGTCGGGCATGGGAGCACCCACCACCCACCAGCCCACCGCCGTGCCGGCGGGCAAGGATCACCCCGGCCCCCTCACCGCCGAGGAACGCGGGGAACCCGCCGACCCCGCCGCCAACGCCCGTGCCGCCGCCGCCCAGGCTGCTGCCACCACCCCGCAGACCTTTGTCAAGGATCTGGCTGACGTTTACGAAACCGCCCTGGCCTACGCCATGGAACTGGGCTGGGAAGAATTCCAGAAAATGGCCACCGCCGAAACCCCCGCCGAATAAATGAACCCTCCCGCCACCCTTTCCGCCTCCCTGGCCACGCCGCTGCCCCCCGGGAAACTTTCCGACTGGATCCTTTACCTGCCTGCCGGGAAATCCACCATTGACGCCAGCCTGAATGGCGAGCCTGCCCGGCTGAAAGTGACCGTGACCGCCGCCACCGCCGCGAAACTGCAGGCCGATTTAATGGCCCGCCGGGAGGGCACCATCTTGCCATTTATTGACTTCGACCACGAAGGCAAACGCGCCAGCGGATGGCCCACGCAGTTCTCCTGGCACGAAGGCAAAGGGGTGATGCTCTTTGCAGGCTGGACGCCCGGCGGCCGCGCGGCGGTGGAAGCCAAGGAGCACAATTACTTTTCCCCCCAGTTTGCCTATGACCCTGCAACGGAAACCGTCTTGGGCCTGCTGCCCACCGGCCCGATTGGCGGCCTGGTGAACGACCCCGCTTTCCGCACCATGGCCGCACTGACGGCCAAGAAAACTTTGCCGGATGATCTGGCGAACCCTGAAAACCAACCCCAGACCCCTGATCCCATGAACCCCGAACTGATGAAAACCCTGGTGGCCTCCGGCCTCCTCACCGAGGCGGAATCCACCGCCGACAACGCCGCCGAACTCCTGGCCACCCGCCTGGCCGAACTCCAAAAACCCGCCGAACCCGCTGCCGAATGCGCCGCCGAGGCCATGCAGGAACTGGAAGCACTCAAGGCCAAATGCGCCCTGCGGGATAAAGACGACGCCGAAAAGGCCGTGACCGCAGCCGTGACTGCCGGCCGCATCGCCCCGAAAGACACCGCCACCCAGGAATGGTGGAAGACCACCATCATCCGCGACGGTGCCGCCGCCGTCCAGGCCATGAACTCCCTGGCCCTCACCAGTGCCGTGCCGGCCGATAGCAATATCCCCGCCGCCGAACGTCCGGGCACCGTCCAGGCCGCCGCAGCCCTGACCGAACCGCAGGCCGCCGCCGTGGCCGCCCGCGCCACCATCCTGCGCAAGGAAAACGGTTATTCCCAACAACAAGCCTGGGCCGCAGCCGAGGCCGAAATCCGCGCCGCAGTCAAGTAAGGCCCCGAACAATTCCCGCCGGCCAGGTGGCCGGCCACGAAACCCAAAACCCAAAAATCCAACATGCAATCGAACACCATTAAAGGCCTCATTTCAAAAGTGGCCATCGCTTCCCTCGTTAATAAGGAGGGGTATCTAGTCAAACTCAACACCGCCGGATCCGTGGCCCTCACTGCGGCCATTACTGACGTGCCCGCCTTTGTCGTTATCTGCGGGGCCGCCGCCGCTGAACGTGCCGACGTGCTGCCGCTTTCTCCCGACCAGCAGGTTTCCGTAGTGGCCACCGGCACCGTTACCATGGGGGACCTGGTGCAACTTGACACCGTGAACCCCGGCACCGTGCGCACCCAGGACACTGGGCCAGCGTGGGGTATTGCCGAAACCACCGTGGCCACTGGCGGCCTGGTGAAAGTGCGGCCACTTACGGGCCGCCGCAGTCTGCCCGCCATTTCCGTGGTGCTGACCAGCACCAACGGCACGGCCGCTGCGGCCTCTGCAAACCTTGCAAACCTTGCGGCCGAAACGGAAAAAGTGGGGGACGATCTCCGCGCCCTCCACGCTGCCCTGGTTTCTCAAGGCCTGATTTCCGCCTCCTAACCGATCCCCCCAAAAGCCCCGCAGGCCCCCACGGGCCTGCGGGCACAAACCCAAAAACCCAAACCCTAAAAAAATATGTCTAAACTCTCCGACGCCGCCATGACGGCCACCATTAAGAACTATTCGCAAGGTGCCGCCCAGGCCGCCATTGGTGCCCTGGCCGAATTCCTTTCCCCTACCGTCAACGTCCCCGGGACCCGTTTCCGTTACTGGACCTTCGACGAAAAAACCCGTTTCAAAATCCCGCAGACCAAACGCGCCGCCAATGGTGCCGCCACTATCGTGGGCCTTTCTGGAACGGAAACCACCGCCAACCTGGTGGCAAATGCACTGGATTTCCCCATTGACGAAATCGAAACCCTGGCCGGCCCTGAATTGCAAGTTTCCTTGCAGGAAGGTGCCGACATTTGCGCCCAGCTGGGCGGCCTGGCCCATGAATACGAAACCGTAAACCTGGCCCTTACCACTCTGGGAGCCGGCACGGATCTGTCCCTCGCCACCGCCAACATTGACCTGGTGGACGAACTCGACCAGAAAATCATTGCCGTGGCCAAGGCCGCCAAGTCCGGCAGCCTGATGAATATTCGGATCCTCTGGGGGCCAACGGCCTTCCGTCGGTTTAAGAATCATTCCAGCGTAAAAGGCCGCTTTGCGTCCGGCGGGAAAAAGGAAATGGTCAACCCGACCATTGCCGACATTCAAAGCCTGCTCATGGGTGCCCCCCAGAATCAGATTGCAATGACGGTTTACGATTCGGCCGCCGACGGCCTCACCGCCGCCATGGGCTTTATTCTGGACACGTCGGTTATCGTGTTTGCCACCATGGCGAACCCGACCCGCCACGACCCCAGCTTTATGAAAACTTTCCGCCTTGCCGGAAAATTCATGGTGCCAGGTGCTTACACGTCCCCGGACGGCCGCCAGGAAATTGCCAAGTTTGACTGGTATGCGCTCCCCAGCGTCACGAATTCCGTGGCCGGGGTTCGCGTCAATATCAATACCTAAGACGCCCACGCCCTGCGCCCCCCGCCATCCCTGGCGGGGGGCCGCACGGCCTCCTTTTAAACACTCCCCACCACCTCCGCCCCCATGCCCGCCTGGATTGAAATCACCACCACCCTGCTGGCCAGCCGGTTTTCCCAGACCGAATGGACCGCCTTCACCACTGCCGCCAAAGCGATTAGTGGGCAGGACGTGATTACGACGACCATCCGGGACGTGTGCGCCGAAGTGGTGGGCAGTGTGCTTTCCTGCCCCCGCAATGCCGCCGGCACCGAGGGGACCATTCCCCCCGAGTTAGTTTCCACCACCCTGGAAATCCTGCGGGCCACGCTGGCCAGCCGCCTGCCGGCCGCGTCCATTGTCTTTGACGACGTGCGCAAGGACCTGCTGCGGGCCGCACGCGAACGCCTGGCCGCCGTGGCCAAGTGTGATTTTTATATTTCCCCCCCGACCACTTCCGCCACCGACTCCCCCGTGCCCGACGGTGGCGACTACGGCGGGGAGGATACCATTGATTTTACCCCCCTGCGCTGACCATGGACCCGAACAAAGCCACCACCCAGGCCGCCCGCGTGCTGGCCCGACTCATGGAAACCCCAGGGGAATGGGTGCCCATGCCCGAACTGGCCGCCGTGTCCGGGGCCTTTGCCGTCCATTCCCGCATTTCCGAACTGCGCCACCCTGGTGGCCACGTGATTGAACACCGCCAAAAGCCGATCCCTTGCACGACGCAACGCGCCAGCTTTTACCGCTGGATGCCCCCCGCCGAATGAAACCGCACCTGTCCAGACTGGCCGCCCTCCTGAATGCCCCGCCGCACGTGGTGGTCCTGGCCCCGCAGCTGGCCACGCCCGCCCTGGCCGTGGCCCTGGAAATGCAGGCCGTGGCCACGCCGTGCCGGGTCCTGCTGGTGGAACCCCTGGCCCAGCAGGCTGCCGCCCTGGCCATGGCCGCCGCCGGCCTGCAAGGTGTGACCATCCACCACGGTGGCCTGGCCGCCGACTGGACCGAACAGCAGGCCCATTTTGTCACGCACCCGGTGCCCGGACCTTTTGACAACTGCCACGCCGGGGCCATGCCCGTCACCACGCCGGCCGTGGAACTGTCCACCCTGACCACCCTCCTGCGCCTCCATGCCATGCAGGCCGACGCCATTTTTATGACGCCCGACCAGTGGCCGGCCGTGGCCGCCTCCTTTGACGGGACCTCCCCCACCGCCCGGCCCACCCTCCTGGCCATCCACCGGCAAAGCCGGGCACCCCTGGCCGATCTGGCCGGGGAACTGCGCCTGGCCGGTTATACCGTGACGGTGGACGCCTCCCTGCTCTGGGCCTGGCGGGGACCCATGCCCCTGTCCACCCACCGCACCGTCCACCAACTCTGGTTGGGGCCGGATCCCCTGCCGGCGGAAATGGTGGCCTGGCAGGCCAGCATTACCACCCACCTGCCCGACCACCAGCTGCGCCTATGGAGGGACGCCGACGTGCAAAAGCTGGCCCCGTGGCTGATGGCCCCGGACCTCTGCCTGTCCCAGGCCTCCCCGCTGGGCATGCGGGCCGATGCCATCCGTTACAATTTAATGCGCCTTTTCGGGGGCCTTTATCTGGATACTGATTTTCAAATTCTGCGCCCCATGGATGCCCTCTGGATCCCCGGGGCCGTCCACTTTGGGTTCCAACAGATCGACCAGCCAGCCATCGGCCTGCTGCGCAGCCCCGCCGGCCATCCCTTCTGGGATTTCCTGCTGACCAGGCTGGCGGCCGTGGCCCCGCGCAAGCCGGAAAACATCTGGGACATTGTGCAGATTACCGGGCCGGGATTTTTCGGCCGCGCCGTCCATGAATGGACCCGCCACAACCGGCAGACCGCCCTTTATGATGACCAGGGCCAGGTGGCCATCCACTGGCCGGCCGCGCAAATGGTCGGCCTCCTGCCCGCCACCGTTTACCCTTACTGGATGGGCGAATTAAACCCCGCCGAATTCCGCGCCGCCAACTTCCCCCGCGCCTACGCCGTCCACCACTGGGCCGCCAGCTGGGCCAAACTCGAAAGGGGGGCCGCGTAATGTTTCTGACCGAAGTCCAGCAATCCGTGGCCCGCTATCTGTCCGGCCATGATTTTTTCGCAGCGGATCCGCCCATTCCCGTGGTGGCCCAGAATGACAAGGACCTCCTGCCCAAAATGTCCGCCGCCGTGGGCACGCTGGGCCTGGCCGTCATGGTGGCCCCGCTCTCCGGGGACCACGGCCTGCCGGAAATCCCCACGCCTTACTATAACGGGGCAAAATTCGTCTGCCGAGTGCGGGAAAATATCCCCATTAACCGGACCGACACCGGCACCGGCCAGCCAGCGGACTACGTGGCCGAAGTCTGCGGCTGCCTGCTGAAAAACTACGTCCCCCTGGGCACGGAAGGCCAGACCCTGACCGGCGGGGGCATTGTCCTGGTGGCCATCCAACCAGGTGACGACGTGCCAGGCATCACCGCCTGGGATCTCATTTTCTCCCTATCCGGCGGCCTCATGCACGAACCCGTCCGCCGCGAATTCGACACTTTCCCAGACCCGGAAACCTAATAAAAAACCCCCAGCCCACCCATTACCATGTCCCTCCCCACCTTCATTAAAGGCCCTTGCTTAATCACGTTCGACGGCCAGAAACTCTGGTCCCAGGCTGGCGTAGAAATCGACCTGCGCACCCGCACCTTTGGAATTCAGACCGACGCCCACGGCACCGTGGACGAACGCCTGGGGGATGCCTACTATACAATTTCCTTCACCCCCACGGGGTCCCTGGACAATACGCTGATTACAAAAGTCCTGGCCTCCATTAACGCCCAGCCCGGCAGCCAATTATTCACCACGGGATCCCCCAAAGTGCTGACCATTAAACCCCTGCTTTCCGGCCAGACGGGTTTCACTTTCCACAACGTGGCCCTCACAAAACTGCCCTCCCTCATGCTGTCCGCCACCAAACAAAACTGGGGGGCCTTGACCTTCACGGCGGTGCGGGTGGATGAATTCGGGACGGCCGACAGCATTGTCACCAGCCTGGCCTACGGGGCCGTGACCGACACCCCCGAGCAAAGCGAAATTGTCACCCGGGCATTTACCGGGATATGGGACGCCGACCCCACCGACCCCGACCACGCCGTGTGGACGGGGATCCAGACCGCCGACGGGTGGACCATTGATTTCAACCAGGCCCTTTCGGAAAATACCAGTGACGCCGGCGGCCTGTCTGGCATGACCCGCATGGATACGGGCATTGTCATAAAGGCCACGCCCCTTACCGTCACCGTGGACGAGGTGCTGGCCGCCCTGCATACGCAGGAAAACGCCTCTGGCACCAAAGTGCGCGGGGCCTCCATGGCGGCCGCCCTGCCGACGGCCCGGAAACTTTACCTGGCCGACGTGCTGAACTATTACCAGTTCACTTTCAACACGGCCGCCCTGGTGGCCGGCAAAGCCGCCTGGGGCAGTGGGAAAAACCGGGTGGGCGAATTGGAATGGCACGTCCTGCGCCGATTCTCTGGCGGTGCCCAGCTGCCCCTGGCTGCCCTCGTCATCAATGATTAATCCCCTCTATGACTATTACATTCGATGCCATTTCCCTGGGCGGGGCCAGTGCGGACGAATTCGACTGGCCGCAAAATTTCCGCCTGGATCTGGTGGACGAAACGCAGCTGGCCAGCTTGATTCGGGCCGCTGCGCCGGCATTGCATCACCGGGGGAATAGGCATTACACGGCCAGCTGGACCGTGGCCCGCGCCCACGCCGACGTGGCCACCGCCGAGGCCTTTATTTTGTCCCATGCCCAGGAATTCACAGAGGCCGGGACGCTCTCATTTGACGCTGCCCTGGTCCTGGACCCTGCCACAGTGACCACCCAGGGAGTTTACAAGGGCAGCGTCACTTTTCACTCCTACACCGCCGTGGGAACGCTCTCCGCCGCATGACCAAAGCCGAAACATTTTTCGCCGCCAAGGTGAATTTTCCCACGGCCCTGACCACGGCCGAACTGGAACTGCTGCCCTTGCAGCTGCGCCAGCGGGCTTTTTTTATGGCCCAGGTGACGCATGCGGAAATCCTGCAAGTTTTCCGGGAAACGACCCACGAAACCATGGCCGGGGACCTATCCATTCAGGAGGCCCGCCGCATGCTGCGGGAAAAGCTGGCGGCCCTGGGGTATGAACCGGACCCCACAGAAGTGGGTGGCATCCACGACCTTTCCGCCCCCCGCCGCCAGAACCTGGTCCTGGAAACCAACCTTTCCATGGCCCGGAACTACGCCGCCGAACAGGCCCAGCTGCGGGCCATTAAAGCCTTTCCCGCCAAGCAACTGGTGCGCCTCCAAAACCGCCTGGAACCCCGCGACTGGGAAACCCGCTGGGCCGACGCCTACGCCGGCCTGTCCGACACCGACAAAAAAGGGGCCTCCCTGGATCCGGCCGTGGCCGTGGTGGGCAGTCCGATCTGGGCCGCCATTTCCCGCTTTGGTGCGCCTTATGCCCCCTTTGATTTCAACTCTGGCATGGGCACCCGTGCCGTGGGCCGCACCGCCGCCCTGGCCGCAGGCCTGACCCTGCCCGCGCCACCAGCTGCCGCCGCCACGCCCGCGCCGGCGGCCTCATTTAACGCCGGACTGCAATCCACGCCCCGGGTTTCGGATCCGGGCATTATGGCCGGACTGGGCAAGGCCCTGGCAGGCATGGCCGCATGGGTGGGGCCAATCCTGGAATTCGTGGAGGGGGTGGCCGAATGAATATAAACCTGGCCCTGGATGGAATGGAGGCCGCCCAGAATACCCTGGCCCGCCTGCGCCACCTTTTCGTGGCCCAGGATGAAATCAACGCGGCCGTGGAACTGGCCGGCATGGCCGCCGTGAAGGACCATTTAACCGAGCACTACGCAACCCGCCCGAATAAACTGGGGGCACCTTCCACGGGGTTTTATCGCAAGGTGCTGGAATCGGCCGAGGCCACCAGCGACGGCACCAACGTGACCATTTCCCTGACCCAGGTCGGACTGCGCCTGCGCTATTATGGGGGCATTGTCCGCCCCACCGGCCGCATTTCCGAAGTGACAGGCAAACCGATTAAATTTCTGGCCTTCCCGGTGGTCCCCGAGGCCCACGGCAAAGTCCCCGCCGAAATGCCCGGCCTCTACTGGCGGCCGGGTGGCCTATTCCGCATGGAGGGGCCGAAAAAGGCCACCACCGACCCGCGCATTTTTGCCCTGGCCCGCCAGACCACCCACCTGCCCGACCCCCAGATTTTACCCCCGCCGGCCACCGTCCTGGAGGCCACCGCCGTGGCCCTGGGGGACCTGCTGGCCGCCACCATTGACGCCCCCCAACCATGAACACCCCGACCGCCAGAATCAAACTCACGCAGGCCATTGGCGATAAAGCACTCTGGGACGTGGCCCGGGACCGCCTGCTGACCATCGTGGCCGGGGACGCCCTGGACATTCAACTGGGCATTTTCGACCCCACCGACACCGACGCCGTGGAGGGCACCCCCACGGATCTGGCCACCATCACCCTGGAAATCTACGCCAGCCGCACTGCCACGGCCACCATCATGGACGCCGTTGCCACCGCCAGCATTGTCACCCTGACTGCTCCAAACTGGACCGCCGGCACCCACCAGAATGCCACCCTTTCCCTGTCCGGCACCGTCACCAACGTGGCCATGGAAAGGGCCGCCCGCCACTGCTGGGCCACCATTTACGGGATCCGCACCGACGACGGGGAACGAGTCAACCTGGGATCCGGCCCGGTCCTCCTGCTGCGGTCCGCCGCCGGTGGGGACGGCCCCACGGAAACCCCAGAGGCCCTTTACCCGACCAACGCGCAAATGGCCGCCCTCCTGGCGGGGATGACGGCCAGCCGTATCATCACGGCCACCCTGCTGTCTGGTGCGCAAACCCTGACCCTGGCCGGGGCCGATGCCCCCACGGGCACGGAAGTGGTGACGGCCGCCGCCATGGCCCGCAATGACGACGGCCTGCATTACCTGGGCACGACCCCCGCCGACCAGGACACCCTGGAATTTTCCGCCCCCGCCACCGCCAACCGCACCGTTTACGTTACCCTGTCCGCCCTCTAATTTCACCCGCCCCGCCACCATGAAATCCCGCCTTTTAACCATCCTGCTTTTTCTACTGACCACGGCCGCCGCAGACCCTGTGGCCCCGGCCCTGAAAAGCCCCACCCTGACTGGGATCCCCACGGCCCCCACTGCGGCCGTGGATACCAGCACCACGCAGCTGGCCACCACGGCCTTTGTGATTAACCAGGCCTTTTTGAAAGCATCGGTGGCCGCCACTACCTATGCTCCACTGGCCAGCCCCACCTTTACGGGCACCCCGGTGGTGCCTGGATACCTGACCACGGCCACCGCAGGCTCTACCTATGCCCCACTGGCCAGCCCCACCTTTACGGGCACCCCGGTGGTGCCTGGATACCTGACCACGGCCAC